GTCCCACATTGGTGCAGTAGTATTTAAAGCGTATTCTAATTCCTGTTTCATAACAAATAATTTAAGTAAGTAAAAAGAAGAGGAGCCGAAGCTCCTCATCTGTTATGCGTAGTGTAGCATCTTCAATGTAGTTATGTTACCATCCTTGTCAGGCTCAGTAGTACGTGGTGTACCATCTTCGTTGAGCATCTCTACGAAAGAGTAACCGTCAGGTATCTCAAGAGTGTCTCCCTCGGAGAGGTTAGCTACTGCAGTACGTGGTACGTAGCAAGGTGTAGCTTGGAATACGAAAGCGTTAGCTTTGACTAATAGTAAGGCACTCTTAGTGCCTCTGTTCGAGTGAAAAATAGCTGTTGCCATAATTAAAATTTGTTTTTTGATGGGGGGGTTTGTTTCCCATCCAAATATTAGTAAGGGTCGTTGACCTTGCTGGTCTCTATTTAAACACGCACAAAAAATATTATAAAAAAAATATTATAAAATTATGCTATGACTATACTTGTTACAGTTACTACTGCAGGAGTACTTGCTGTGTCAACTATATTAGGAAACGGAGTAGGAATTTGAATTATAGTATTTGTAGATCTACTTTGAGAACTTGCATTAGGATTATGTGACTGCGCTATTTCATTTGCTAAGAAGTCAGATACTACATTACTATTTGCTGCCATAGTACCGCTTAGTGTTAGTACTACAGTTCTTCCTCCTTTGTACCAGATCTTAACAGTTGATGTAGAAGCCATGTTTACACCCACTACATCTTTAGTACTTAGTAGAGATCTTGCAGAGGATGCTGTTAAATGAATGCTTAAAAATTTTTCTTCCATGATATTGATTATTAGTTATTAAAATATAAAGATAAGTAAAATGTATAACCTAAAGGTTTTACCTTATATTAAAATTACTGTTACGTTTATGATAGTAATTATAGTTAACTGCCTGGCGTTAAAGATATTGTAAAAAAACGTACTGTTACGTTTGGTTGGCTAATACTATCACGTTTGTAACAGTACTGACCTAACACCGTCTGATAGTCTGACTATCATGTTTGTAACAGTACCCCCTGTAAATTATTTTAATTATGCAAGAAAAATAATAATTTTTTTTATTTCATAGATCGTATGCATAAATATTTATATATTTGTTGCTATAGTTATGAAGCTATCCAGTGTTTTTATTTCTTGTTATACCTGGTAGCGACTTATTCATAATGTTTAGTTTATAGTGGTTAAACCCTTCTAAGAAATTAGGAGGGTTTTTTTGTAGTAAAACAAAGACTTACTATCATTTTTTGATATTAATACTATCATATTTGTAACAGTAACTAAACTTTTTTATATTTGTACTATCAATAATTGATATAAAATTATATATTTGTAATGTTTAAACGAAGAAAAAGAAAAGTGATAACAGTTTATTTAGATACAAAAGAAAGTATTTTACTAAAGTCTAAGGACAGAACTTTCCATGTCTTGTATTATATATTAAGACAGACTGATATGGAGAATCATATTTGGTATGCTGATAAAGTGCATAAAGAACAGATCATGAATAAACTTGAGATATCACCTGTGACATTAGACAAACACATTAGTTCTCTAAAACAGCGTACATTAATAATGACTACTGCTGTTAGGGGAAGATATAGATTAAACATGCAAATTTTTTCAACATAATAAATAATAAATAAGATGGCAAAAGAACAAACAATGGCTACTGAGGTGAAAGGAGAAGAGAACCAAGAAACAGTAATGCCTAATGAAGAGAAGGTTTCTCTAAAAGATTTATCTCCAGAAGAATTTGGAGCTTACAGAAAACTTCAACGTGATGCTTGTGGAGCAGAGATCGATAAGTTATTAATTCAGTATGAAACGGACTTAACTGCAAGAGTGATTGTAGGAGCAGAAGCTGTTGTACCTCAAGTATTTTTAATAGATGCGAGACCAAAAGCTCCTATTCAAAAGTAAAGATCTTCTTTATCTATTTGAAAAAGAAGAGTCTTTACAAAGTACTATTAAAGAATACTGTGATAAAAAAAATATAACAATAGAAACACAGTATTTTATACCAGAGTCTAATTTTTATACACTAGAAATTAAAATAATATTATGAAAGCAAAACAACAATCAGATCAGTTATTTAGTATTATAGATGCTGTGTTTGACGGAGTAAATAATTCTCAACAAAGATTAGGAACAGGTAAGATGTTTTCCTATGAACTAAAACCTATAGTAGATCTTAAAGACAAAGATGCTCTTACCCAGTATAACTTTACTGTTAAACTAAGAGAAGCAGGTCATAAAGAAAGAGAGTTACAGACTATTCCATTTACAAAACCTAAAGAGTATGATAAGTTTAAAATGGAGACTCAAGTATTAATGTCTATACTTACTATTGTAACAGAGACTACTTTGTTGCACTGGAATGAATTGGGTAAACTATTAAACACAGACGCTGAGTTACAAGAAGTGGCTAGAAATTCTTAAGATGAAAAAGCATATTATTAATATACCTACAGATAATAACAGAGTGTATAAGCAAATACTTTCTTTTATGAACTTTCTTATGGGAGCTACTCCTCAAGAAAGAGATGTAATTGCAGAACTAATTGTGTTGAACCATGAGTATGTAGCATTGCCTGTAGACAAAAGAGCTAAGTTTGTTCTTAGTACTGATATGCGCAAAGAAGTCAGAGAAAAATTAGAGATTGAAGAAAAGCAATACAACGGTTTAATCTCTAGACTTAAAAAAATAAAATACATGGGTAGCCCTGTGTTAAGTACAGAAGGGATATTAAATCCTGGTCTGTTATTTAAACCTGACTCAGATGGTTTAGAAATACAGATTAAAATGAGTATGAGTAAACAACCACTTCACAGAATTCCTGAAAAGGAAAATAAAATTATTCCTGTTGAGGATCCCATTAAAAAGGAGGAAGTTAAAAAAGAGGAGGCAGCGCCTCGTAAATTAGCCCCTCCTTCTAATGGAACAGATACTGTAATAGGAAGTAATTATTCAGACGCAGATATTACTATTTTGTAAATGGCAAAGAAGCAAAAGAAAATAATTAACGAGCTAGCCGAAAAACATAAAATACCTATTGGACAAGCTGAAGAGATCTTTAGTTTGTTTGTAGATAAAATTGCTTCTACTATTTCAGAGGAAGATAAGATGGAAAACGGACTGTATGTGCCTGATAGATTTAAGACTATCCACATGGATAACTTTGGAAAATTTATTCCTAACTTAAACAAGATAGCTTACGCTAATAAATATTTAGAAAAAAAGAAAAATGGACATTAGTATATTTGAAACTAGTTTTTGGACATCACATCCTGAGATGAGATTTGCTTCTGAATTAGAAGAGTTCTATAAACAAGATACTTCTAAAGATAAAAAAGAATCCTCTAGAATTATGTGGGCTATACAAATGTGTGAACAACCTGACTCTAAATTTTATAACAGACCTAATAAGTATGAAGAAATGTCTAAGACATTTTTAAAGAACATTAAAATTAACTGGAAGAAGCTTTCTACTATAATAGATTCTTACAGAGATACAGCACTGTCAGACGCAGAAAGAGCGCTAACTTCTTGGAATGAAACTATTAAGATGAGAGATCATGCTATTAAAGAGTTGTACCAAGAACTCCTTCAAGGAGGTACTGCTATGTTAGACACTAGAGCTTTAAAAGATGTAGACTCTATGCTAGCCGCTACTCCTAAAATGTTTGACGATTACAATAAAATTAAAGCTACCTTTGAAGAAGAGAAGGTACGTAAAAAAGGAGCTAGAACCTTATCACTTTCAGATGAAGACGCATTATAATGATAGTAAACAATTCTAACTTTCTTACAGGAAAAGTACCTAACTTACACCCTGAGTTAGAATATTACGAGCGTTTATCTTATTGGCAAACACAGAAGCGTAGATGCATTGAAGGGTACTGGATATCAGGCAAATGGATGCCAGGACCTCTATACTACTACGTAAATTTCCATAACATATTATTTGAAGATGATAGTTCTGTTGCACAAGCTTCAGGACTTCCTTGGCTTAGAGACTTAGACTGGGAAATGTTTTATATCTACGAAGAATGTAGAGGATTCTCAGGTTTTTCCAAAGATTTAAAGTATACTTGTGATAGGAAGTACGGCCCTGAAAAAGATTTAGCTATCTTATTAGGACGTATTACACGTAAGGAAGCAGACACTAAAGTCTATTCAAATGCTAGAGAATACCTAAGACTTAACCACGGAAAAGATTTAGGCAAACCTCTCTATAAAAATGAAGCAAGACATTTAATAAGCATCCAATCTCGTGGAGGAGGAAAATCTTATGGAACATCAGGATTAATAAATCATAACTACTTATTTGATGGAGCTACAGATTATGATGTATATTTAGAACGTAAAAAAGAAAAAAACTATATTGCCTCGGATACAATAGTAGGAGCTATTGACACTAAATATACAGGCCCATTAATTAAGAAAGTGCTACATGCTTTAGAGATGTTGCCTGGAGGGTATAAACTTTCTATAGAAAAGAAACATCCTTCTCCACTATTGGTATCGCATACAGGATCACTTGCTGCCAATAAAGAATATCAATCAAAAACAGGATCTTTGTTACGACACAGAACCTTTAAAGATAACCCGCTAGCAGCCAATGGTACTAGACCTAACCTAGTTGCTATGGATGAGATTGGTTTTATGTATAACATAAAAGAATCTTGGGCAGCTATAGAAGCAACACAACAATCTAAGCAAAAAAAGAATCTAGTTATCTGGGCCCTAGGGACTGGTGGACTGGTATCAGGTAAAGCGGCTCTATATGCAGAGTCTATCTTTCGTAATCCACAAGATTATAATTGCTTAGTATTTGAAGACATATTTGAGAATAGAGGAGAAATAGGATACTTTGTTCCTTATACTAAAACTCTTAATGAGTTTAAAGACAAGCCTAATTTTATTACAGACGATAAAAGAGCTAATCTTTATATTAAGCATAGAAGAGACGAAGCTAAAAAATCAGACGATCCTTCTGTATACCAGGGTGAGATTATTAACGGACCTATAATTCCTTCTGAAGCATTCTTAGTTGTAGAAGGAGCCTACTTTCCTACACTATATCTAAAGAATCATTTAGCAGAAGTAGAAGGAGGGGAGTGTAATAAGTATGTAGATAGTTCTTTTAAAGGAGAATTGATTTTTGATAAAGAAGGACAAGTAGATTTTTCTACAATACAAGATGCTAAACCTATAAGAAACTTTCCTTTAAAGAAAAATGATCTTAAAGAAGGTTGTGTTGAAGTATGGGTAAAGCCACAAAAAAATGAAGAGGGAGTAGTAGGAAGAGGTACGTATATAGCAGGGATGGATGTTGTAGATAAAGCAAGAGCTACTACAAGTTCACTTCCTTCTATAGTAGTAATGAATAGGTTTACTAGACAGATTGTTGCGGAATACACAGGACGTACAGATGACCCTAATGATTTTTATGAGATTTGTAGAAAATTATTATTATATTACAACGCTACAGGAATGTACGAACAGAATTTACCAGGACTGTTTACATACTTTGAACGTAAGAAATGTTTGTATTTGCTAGCAGATACTCCATATCAATTACGTAACTCAGATACATTTAGGCAAGGCACTAACACTTCTAAAGGAATTAATGCTTCAGAAAAAGTTAATCAAACAGCTAGAGATTTTATTAAATCTTGGCTATTAGAAAAAACATCTAGTAATTCTGATAAAAGAGTCTTAGAATTAATTTACTCGCCTGCAATGTTAATAGAGCTTATTATGTGGAATAGAAGTGGTAACTTTGACCGTGTATCTTCTTTAGGCATGTTGTTATGGCATGATGCCACAACACAAAGAAACATAGAAAAAGAAACAGTAGCTGTTAAAACTTTTTTAGAAGATGAATATTGGAAAGATATGGGAGTATTAAAACATTCAGAATCTAAATCTGTTTTTAATGATTTTGATAATCCATTTAAACTAGGACATTAAATTTAAATTTTATATTTAACTTTGTTACATAAACAAATACTCTCATGGCATACAATTCAAATGTAAAACTGAATAACATAGTTAGCTTTCCTCGACAAAAGCTATCTGACAAACAAAAAACAGAAAAGTGGTTTAAAGAATGCGTAGACTACGCAGAAGATATTTTAACATCTGATTACGAACTAAGAGCTAATTTTAAAAATAAGCAAACTAATTATAGTCTACGTTCTAATATAATTAACCCTAAAGATTTTCAAAGATATATCAATCCTGATAATCTAGATCTAGAGAAACTTCCTGCACAATTTCAACATATAGGAATAGAGAATTCTAAAATTAATCTTTTATTAGGAGAGTATTCTAAAAGAAGAAAAGAATATCGTGCTTACTTATCTGCTAATGATAAAGAAGGAATCTCTAGAAAAGAAGCATCGCTTAAAAAACAGATGGATCAAGTGTTTATGGATATAATCACAGGAGACGCACAGTCTGAAGAAGAAGTACAAGCTATATTAAAAGAACAAACAGATTATGCTAGCTATGATTTTCAAGATATTGCAGAGATTACAGCTAATAGAATTCTTAAGAGAGAATATAAAGAACAAGATTTAGATTTTTTATTTTTACGTACATTTGAAGATCTTTTAGTTGCGGGAGAAGAGATAGTATATTGTGGAGTATTAGGAGGAGAACCTGTCATGAGAAGAGTTAATCCTTTAAACCTTTATACTTTAGGAGGAAGTTCTATGTATATAGAAGATTCAGATGTAATTGTATGGTACGACTATTTATCTACTGGACAAGTTATTGATGATTTCTGGGATGAATTAACTCCTAAAGATGTAGAGTTTTTAGAAACAGGTACTAATACTAATTCAGATGCTTCTACAGCAATAGGACTTAATAGAGACTTTGCTATAAACGATATATACGGAGATGTAGACGCTTTACAAATATTTCATCCAAGTGAAATGGCAACTAGAACTTTTGCAGGATCTTTTGATACTGCAGGTAATGTGAGAGTTGTTAGAGCATGCTGGAGATCTAGACGTAAAATATATAAACGTAAGTATTATGACGAAGACGGAGAAGTTCAACAAGATTTTGTAGATGAATTTTATGTAGCTAAAAAAGATTTAGGAGAAGAGCTAGAAGAAACATGGGTTAACGAATGGCTAGAAGCTACTAAAATAGCAGATGATATTTATGTAGGAATGCGTCCAATACGTTACGCAGGTAAATCTTTAGTAAACAAATCTAAAGGTACGCCTCCTTTTATAGGATCAGTTTACAGTACTAATGATACTAGAGTACAATCTTTATCAGATGTAATGAAACCATTAGCATACTCTTATGATATTGCTTACTACAAACGTGAGTTAGAAATTGCTACATATAAAGGAAACTTTGCAGCTATTAACGCTTCTATGATTCCTGCAGGATGGAAACCAGCAGAATGGATTAGATATATTACTGTAAACAAATTTGGATTCTTAGATCCAACAAACGAAATATTAAAAGGGCCTTCTCAAGGAAAGTCTGCAGGAGCATTTAATACTTTAACAGCTACTAACGTTCAAATAGGAGACCCTAACGCTATCCAAATGTATACAAACATACTCTTGGATATTGAGAATACTTTAGGTAAACTAGCAGGTGTGTCTGGTGCTAGAGAAGGACAAATACAGAACCGTGAAGCAGTAGGAAATGTAGAGCGTGAAGTTGCACAAACTTCTCACATTACTGAAAAATGGTTTGCAGTAGACGCTAACTTCCGTAAACGAGCAATGACTAAATTTTTAGATGTATGTAAATATGCCTATAAAAAGAATCCTAAAAAAGGCCAGTTCTTAATGGATGACATGGGGGCAGTTATGGTAGATAACTTTGACGAGTTTGCCGCTTCTGAAATGGATATACATATCGGTAATTCTACAGCAGATACAGCATTGTATTCTGAAATTAAATCTTTATCACAAGCAGCTATACAAAATGGACAAGCTAAGATAGAAGATCTAATTGCTATTT